CACTGCATCCATCCTCAGTTCGACTTTTATCTTGCCCCCCTACCGTGGGATGTCGTGGTAGAGATTCCCTTTTGGACCAGAGACGACGGGTGCAATCAGGATGCTGCCGACAGAGCTCGTTGCATTTCGTCCCTTTTAGAAGCAGCCCACCACCCAGAACACATGTTTAATTCATGGAGAAATACCTTGCTGGATGTCTGCGCGAAAGCTGACGTTCAAATTACTTTGCCCACGTATGCTGAGTCTCTGCAGGCTATTATGGATGGTGGTGTCTATGCGGATGAATTGTCTTACGCAACAGCAATTGCTACCAAATCTTTGGATTATGTGGCACATAGCGGACGCAGCACTACCACTTATAAGACCAAACAACAATTGCGTAGGGAAAAGAAACAGAATAACAAGAAGGAGGTGCTGACCATTTTAGGGCAGAAGTACGTTGTCAATACACCCGGTGTTGTTACCCAACTGATTCTTGAGCCAGCAAATATTGTCGCTGCCGGAACCCAAACCTTAGCTCAGACCAGAGAAATAGTCGACAAATTTGCCAAGAATCTCACAGATTTTCATACTTTATTTTACCAGTCTATCAAAGATACTTTTCCAGATCTTTACAAGCTTCCTTATTTACCTCTGGATTCCATCACGAACAATGTGCATAACTTTGAACTTGTCTTTCCAGACTTCACTTTAACTCTAGCTGGATTAGCGATTCTGGCTCCATTTAGAAAAGACGTTATCACAGCTGTGGAATCTAGGGTCCAAAACAAGGGTGACTCATTTGTTTGGAAGCATTTGAAGAAGTTTTACATCGACAATGGTGTTGATTTGGAATGGATTTGGTCTAAAGAAGGCCCCTTGTATAGTAAGCAGCCAGGAGCTCTCCCTTGGGCTATCAATTTATTGATAGAACTCTCCGAATTCTTTAACGCTGTTGTGTTCGCTCCAGTTGTTGAAGAAGCTCTTCGTGAATTCACACACGCCCTTGGAACCATTGAGTTTATCGCACATGTCTTAAAGGGAGGCTTTTCTTGGCGAAGTGTGCAGCATTCTATCCCAGCGCTATTGTTACACATAATTAATGATCTCTTGGTTATTTGTATTAGTGCCCCA